ATATAATTTTGGAAACCTTCCGGCGTATTAAACTGAACATCTCCAGGACCTCCTTTTGATAAACTAGCTACGTGATTTTGAACGCGTTCTTCCAAATCATTGATCGTTGTAGTAAGATCTAAATCTAGATTTGAAATAGCCGTATTTCGTAAAGTATTTAAGCGTTCAGGTTTAATACCATACATACGACCACTATCCCATGAACCATCTGAGATAATTTTAATAGTGCCAAGTGGATCTTTTGAACTAAGACCTAACAAGGCCGCATCTGCTAAAGTGGACTCGGCCACCTTATTAACTGCATCTAAATATTGACGAGAGATAGAACCATTTACCCCTTCTAGTTCAGGTGTACCAGGAACATCGGCTGTTGCTGTTAATCTTTTAAAAGCATCGATTGAGTCAATTAATTTACTAGGATCTCGTTGAACAGTAACTGCGGCGTCATTAATACTTTGCTCTAAGGTATCTTTAATATAATTAGTTCTGGCTTGAGCCTGATATTTAATAGAGTCTAAAGTAAATTGACCTCTAATTCTTAAGGACTCTTCACGCCACATTTGTTCTGCCATCTTATTTGGTGGCGTGTAATAATCATTTGATAACAACTCGTCAAAAACCGTTAGTGACTTACTAGTAAATGACTCAGGATCTGGAACACCTGGACTAGACTTATCTTTTAAAAAATCTTCTGGTGGAGTAGTATCAATTAACTCAGTTTGTTTTTTATTAATATCACTAAGCAAAGAATTACGTCTATCCAACACCCAAACGCGACCTTCATCGGTCATTCGTTTTTCTTGTATTCTTGTTATCATCAAAGCTGTTTCAGCTACTCCTTCACCAGCTGCAGCAAGGGCTCTAGCTTTAGCACCAAAATTAGATACCGTTTGGGCAGATAAAGGTTGTAATCTGCCTGAGGGAGTGGCCCGTCCACTTACGTCTGAATATGTTGGTACTCTAGGCATTTATGTTCCTTTATTCTTTATTATACTCGCCATAAGCTTTTGCGCTACCTGAAATCAACGTTGCGTAAGCTTGAGTTTTACCGCCTATTTTTATTGCCTGTGCTTCTAATCTAGAAGCAGCTGCTTGTGCCCGATAATTTAAAGATTCAATATCCCCTGAATACAAGATTGCTAATCTATCCATTTCTCCTTGCCTGGTACTGTCTAGCATTACATCCATGCCAGTACCACCTTCTAAGGTAAAGCCGCTAGTCAAATAGGCGACTCTTTGACTTGCATGAAGTCTTTTCATTCCTTCAGCTTGCCTATCAGCTTGATAGTCAGCTTGTTGCTTTGCAATTACCGCATTTCGTTCTTGAAGGGCAGCATTATACTCAACAACTCTAGCCTGTGCTTTCGCAGCTGTATATTGGGCATAAGCCGAATAAGCTGTACCCGCAATCATCGCAATCAGGGCAATGGGATTCATATTATCTCTCCGACACAACTATTGAGTACATAGCTGCTAAGATCGTGCAAGGCATAGCAATATCATGTACAATATGTAGTTCAAGTTCACGATCAGGAGTATTTCTAATCAAAACCCGTTTATCTCCTGTAAATAAATCTACTTGCCCCATCGGCATCGACGGAGTTCTAAATAAGATCTGTTCTAAATTAGTTGCTGTAGTTCCCACCTTTAAACCATAAGTATCAACTAATCTAAATGTAAGTCTTTCAAGACGTCGAGTCTTACCTTGTGAAGTACCTTCTTCAGTCTGTACTTCTGGATCAAGTGTAATAATTTTAGCTATATAAGGTAATCCTACATGGATAACCGACCCTGTTCTATCTAAACTTATAGCTCCTGATGTAACAACTCTATCAGGGTGAGTTGTACCATCCATAATAATTGAAACAGTCTCTCCTTCTAAATGATCAAGACCACTTAAACTATTAACTGGTGAACCTGAATAAGTTAAACCGGAATCTACAAAGTATGAATCTTCTGGAGCATCACCGCGTTCTTGGTTAAATGGGTGCTCTAAAAATTCTACATATTTAACGGTACTACCATTAATTGTTCTTTCAACTACCATATATAGTTGATCTTCAGATTCATCGGCACTAGGAATAGCCGCCAAACTTTTTACTTTTGTATCTGTTCCGGCAATAAGATGTCGACCCCAAGCAATTACGTCTTGTTCTCTTTCATAAGTAAGACAACGTATTTCCCCATTAGCCAACCTTGCCCACAATAAATTATCAGGGGTTTTTGTATAAACAATTTCCTCAACAAAGCCAGATAAGATATGTTCAGCGATAATTGTTAAATCAGGGGTATTATACCCGTCACTTTCTAAAGTATAAGCAAGTTCTCTAACTTTAAGTCTATTACGATCGACAAAAAGTGTAGCTTTAGAAGCTCCAATAGGTCTTGCTGTAGAACAACCATCTGTAGTTTCTCTAACAACTTTAACGTTTGTAGGGGTTAATGCTAAATCATCACGACCTGACGACATTAAAAATGGCCCGTCAGACGTACCTAACTGTAGGTTTTTAGCGCCATATAACCACCTAATAGCGTTAACCTGATCACTAGCTAAAGTAAGAGTTAAAGCTGAATCATCTAAAACTGCTCCTGAAGTATCTGTTGGACTAAATACTTCAAAATCACCTGCTACCGAACTAAAAACGGTATTTGGTCTTGATACAGTATTAGCAGCAAAAAATCGTTCTTCATAAAAACCGCATGTTGACGGCCAACCAGTAGTATTTGACCATGAACCTAGTCTCCAACTACTACTTCCTGTAGTATTATCAAATGGAAAATCCGCAAAGACAGTAGCAACAACTGTTGTTGTATTTGTAACAGAGGTAATTCTTGCTGATCCCCAAACGGCCCCGTGTAATATCCTAATATCCCTATCAACATCAGTACTTAAAAATCCCTGATTATTATTGATCCCTGTGGTTGAACTTGCCGTAATTGTAGTACTTCCTGTCTTATGAGACGGGGTTAAAGTTGTAGCTGTGGTATTTAATTTGTCATAAGGACCATCAACATTTTCAAAAAGATCTAAAGTCCAGGTGGTATGACTAGTTCTACTTAAAGTTCTAGGGTGATAGTTTGGGTGAAATAAATATAAGACATCCGCAGACTGAGTAAACTGGATGCCAAAAATATCGGTATGAAGATATGGTGATGAAATTTCATAAGGAGCACCACCACTTTCAATTTGACCTTCATCCTTATAAAATCTAATATACTGATCTCCAAACTCAATGATATAAGCTTGTACTGTACTAAAGACAAAAGGAAATAACCTAACGTTGTGTGCGGAATTTTTTACTTCCGCAACAAATCTAGTACCAGACCGCTTTGTAATGCCGCCATGTGGAAAGAAGATAAAATTTTCAGCACGTTTTACACTGCTGGTATATTTACCAAGATCTACTCGACCTAGTAACTTTGGACTGATCTCTCCGCCGGTAAAGTTTGTCTGTATAGGCGTAACTTTAGGCATGCTTACCTCGGAGGTGGACTTATATTAGTATTAGGTGTACCTAATCTAGAATCTATCCAATAATCAGCTTCAAGTACATCTTGAGCATTTTCTTGTGCGTCAACAAATCTAGCTTCACGAAGTTTAAGTTCGTACATACGCCACATTTCTTGCATAATTGAAGTACTTTGCAATAACGGCTGAGCTAAATCTGCAGCTAATCTAGCGCATAAGGCATCAACTAACAAAGAGTCATATTTACTTACGTCGGTTTCAAGAGAAACATACTTGATTTTCATTGAGTCATTATCAGATAATATAAAAGCTCCTTCAATCTGATAAGGAGTAGAAATTGTGCCGCTATCTTCAATAGCTAATAATCTTAGATAATCGGAAGGTAATACAAATTTATTAGCATAGCCATAAGCTGGAGCTACAACATCTTTTGGTAATGAAGCTCTTTTAATTAAACAATTCCAAGGATGCGACCTAAAAACAGCTGATCTAGTATCATCGAGTATGATACTAGCTACCGAAGCCGGTTTATTATTATCAGATAAGGAAGTAACTGAATCTACTCCCAGTAGAGCCAATGATCTATTTACTAATTCAATGTCTGATGTGGCCATGTCTTATCCTAAAAAGACCCCACCCGAAGATGGGGTCTTGGTCCTTCTTAGTCCACCACGTATAGAACGTAACCGTTC